ATGCAAACAATGAACGAAGAACGGGCGCGAATCAAGCGCGACGAACGGGCGCAAATGGTCAAGTTGAACGAGGATGCAACCGCATTGAATACCCGGCTGAACGACGAGCATGTTGCAAAAATGAACGAATGCGCGGTGGCGTTGGGCGTCTCAATGCAAAAAATGAATGAAGAACGGGAGCAAATCGCCAAGTTGAACGAGGATGTGTGCGCGTTGAAGACCCAGCTGAACGACGATCATGTTGCAAAAATGAACGAATGCGCGGTGACGTTTGACGCGGCAATGCAAAAAATGAATGAAGAACGGGCGCGAATCAAACGCGACGAACGGGCGCAAATCGCCAAGTTGAACGAGGATGCGACCGCATTGAAGACCCAGCTGAACGACGAGCATGTTGCAAAAATGAACGAATGCGCGGTGGCGTTTGGCGTCTCAATGCAAAAAATGAACGAAGAACGGGCGCAAATCAAGCGACAGAATGAAGAGCGGGAACAAACCCGACGACAGATGAATGAAGATCGGGAACAAACCAAACGACAGATGAATGAAGAGCAGGAACAAATCCGACGACAGATGACGGCAGAACGGGAACAAATCCGACGACAGATGACAGCAGACCGGGAACAAATCAAACAGGACGTGCTGGACCACATGTCTGATTCCATCACTTCAAATCACGCGCACATGCAGTTCATTTACAGCATGGATTTAAGGGGCAAACGGGTGGTCGTTTATTCGCATTATTCCGAACACAACGAAGTGGAAAGCTACAACGTGTTGGCAATAGAGCGCATTGAGCACTATTTTGATCACGTCATAATTTTGACCAACTGCCCGAACAAATGGGTTCTGCATTCCCCGAATTACAACAAATGTCATTTGCTGGGGTACAACATGAAGAGCGATTTCCGCAATTACGGGGTGTTCCTCATGCAAGCCGCAAGCACGCTGATCAACGCGTCGCGGCTGTGTTTCATAAATGATTCGTTTATCATCGTGGATGTGAGCGCGTTTGGAAAATGCGTTAAACAATTGTTTGAAAATGAAAGATTGTCGCACGATTTCGTTGGATTGACCAGCAGCCACGAAGGCGTGTTTCACGTGCAGTCCTATTTCATGTGCTTTGACGCACCCGCGATCCCCGCCGTCCTGTCTTATTTTGAAACGCACGGGCTGCCCATGAACCATCAATCCGCCATTTCAAAATATGAATTGGGAATTACGGCGCATTTAATTGACACCGGGTTTTCCTCCTTTGCGGTTGTTTCAAACGGCGACATGCGATTTCCGGTAAACACCACGTGCTGCAAATGGGCGGCGGTTCTGGAGCACGCGGGCATCATTAAACGCCAGCATTTTTTAAAACAGTACCCTCGCCACTTGGCAATGACGGACGCCAACATTGCGCTAGTTGCCGAAAATCACGCATACAACAAGCATTTCATTGATTTTTTGAAGTACAACCGCAGCGACGTCTTCCCCGCATAGTCCGTTTAGGCGCCTGAAATATTTTATCATCCTTAATTAATTAATAAAATTATCAAACCCACATTCCCTAAAATCCAGTTCCATACAACCCAAATGCTTCGTCAATTTCACGACATAACCAACGTGGTCTACATCAACCTGGACTCGCGCATCGATCGCCGCACCCATTTTGAATCGCAGTTTCGCAAAATAGGGCTTCAGCCGCAGCGCTTTACGGCCATTCGGAATGCGGACGGCGCCATTGGATGCAGCATGAGCCACGTTGCGTGCATGGAGCTGGCGATCCAAAACGGCTGGGATCACGTGCTCGTGTGCGAAGACGACGCCACAATCACCAATCCCGGGCAACTCGTGTACCAAGTCAACCAATTTTTGAAACGGTTCAACGATTCGTGGGACGTGCTGCTGCTGGCCGGTAACAATTACCAGCCCTTTCGCCAAGTGTCGCCCGAATGCGTGCGCGTGGCCAACTGTCAAACCACCACCGCGTATTTAGTGCGTCGCCCCTATTTTGAAACGCTGTTGGCGAATTTTAAGGAGGGACTCCGCAAATTAAAAGCGGAGCCGGCCGAGCAGCCCAGTTACGCAATCGATCAATACTGGAAACTATTGCAGCGCAAGGACCGCTGGTATCTGATTGTGCCCATCACCGTGATCCAGCGCCCCGATTACAGCGACGTTTCCAAGCAGCACGTGAATTACAGCGATGTAATGACGCAGGTCAATAAAAAATGGTACGGGAACGGGAACCTTAGGTTCCCGTAAAACCTCCTACCGGGGAACGTAGTTCCCCGCACCCCTCCTCCGAACCTTTCCCTCCTCAGAAAACCGTAGCGAACCAAAGGTTCCTGAACCCCTCCTCTTCAGAAAACCGTAGCGAACCTAAGGTTTACAAGCCCCTTGCTCCCCCACATTCGACAGCGCATCCGCGCGCTGGTTTTTGTCCCGATACACGTGATCGTAGTCAATTTTCGTGAATTTGGCTGCCAGGGTGACGGCGCATTTGTGCAGCGGCGCCAGTTTGGGCGAGTTCACCTTGTATTTGCCCTGCATTTGCCGGATGACGAGCTGGCTGTCGCCGCGCACTTGCAGTTCCGTGATTCCCTGTTTCAGCGCCGAATTTAATCCCAATATGAGCCCCGTGTATTCCGCCTCGTTGTTGGTTGTGCTGTGCCCGGCAAACACCGATTCCGCAAACACTTCGTTGCCGGACGCGTCGTACAGCACGGCGCCTGCGCCCGCGCGTCCGGGGTTGCCCTTGCTGCAGCCGTCAAAGAACATGGCGTGCATGTTATAATTCGTGTTTTTACGGTTATTACGAGGGGCATTAGAGAGAATATGTCAAATTCAATTTTTAGTATTATTTCAATTATTCCAATTTAAATAGTACAATTCACTGTGTATTACTGCCATGTCCAACAACAACAACATACCCATAAAGCACGCGCTCTACATCAATCTGGAGTCACGCGCGGATCGGCGCGCGCACGTGGAAGCGCAGCTGGCCTCCCTTATGCCGCAGCTGGTCGCCGAGAGGTTCAACGCCATTAAACACGCCACGAGCGGCGCGATCGGCTGCAGCATGAGCCACTTGCGCTGCATTCAGCTGGCCAAAGCGCGCGGCTGGGACCACGTGCTGATTTGCGAGGACGACGTGCTGTTCACAAACGTGCCGCTGTTTTTAACACAATTAACTACATTTATGGCCACCGTCCCGCGCTGGGACGTGGTGCTGCTGGCCGGCAACAACATCCCGCCGTATCGGGTCGTGAATGACGCGTGCGTTCAAGTCGGCAGCTGCCAAACCACGACGGCCTACATTGTGCGGGCGCACTACTACGACGCGCTCATTGCGAATTACCGTGCGGGCATAAATTTGTTGATGCGCAGCCCCGCGCAGAAATTCAACTACGCCATTGACCGCTACTGGTTTGAACTGCAGCGCCGGGACAGCTGGTTCTTGATCACGCCGCTCAGCGTGGTGCAGCGCGAGGATTACAGCGACATTGAGCAGCGCGTGACGAATTACGGGCACTTGATGCTGGATTTGGACAAGGAGCAGCTCATGCGGCGGCAGCTGGAACGCATGCAGTTAAATAAATAATAAATAATGAATCATGAATCACGGCGGGGTACCCGTTTCAAAATCGCACAGCAGTCGCGGGGTGGTTACGCCATACACATAATGCGTGGCGTGGCCGAATTCATACTTGCTTTTTATGAGGTCCTGCATGGGACCCTGCATGGGGCCCTGCATGGGGTCCTGTATTGCATCATCCACTTTTTTCATTTTGATCCTAGGACTGCAGCAGTAATTGCACAAGGACAATGACTCCATGTAACCATTGTTGTTGGCATTGGTTGCATTGTTTGCATTGTTTGCATTGGTTGCATTGTTTGCATTGTTTGCATTGGTTGCATTGTTTGCATTGACGCCATTCGTCATGGGTGCCAGGTTCGGGGATGCAGGACCCAGCACGGGACTGGATTCCGGACTTATTATTTTTTTGTAAACCGCAAACATTTCAGTTCAATATGAATTTAAATGTTGTATTTATTGTTGTAGTATGCGTAGATAAAACATTGTATTAGAGTTAATGTCTGCGAACATCGCGATCACGTTTTCCACGTGCTGGTACCCGTTCAAGGCCAAGTTTGATTTCGCCGTGTATGCGCAATGGATCCGCAACATGCTGTCCAACGTGCGCGCATACAACCTCGTGATTTACACGGACGAAGCGGGTCGCGCCGCGTTTGATTTTGACTCTTATGCCGCCGTAAATCCGCGCATTCGCGTGATTGTGAAACCGTTTGAATCCTTCCGCAATTACGCGCTAAAAGACATGTGGATCGCCAACCATGCGAAAAACGCGCTCCTCAACCAGTGGGTGGACTGGCGCGTGAACGCGCTGTGGTCCGAGAAGGTGCACTTTGTGAATGAGACCGTGACCCAACGGTATTTTGACACGGAGTACTACGGCTGGTGCGACATTGGGTACTTCCGATGTCGCGACGCGGGTCCGTTGCGAGACTTGTCCATGTCCCAGCTGCACGGCTGGCCGAATCCCGATAAAATTGCCGTGCTCAATCCCGACAAAATTTACTACGGGTGCGTGAACAACGATTGGACCCAAATTGAGAGCTGCATCAAAACCATAAATCAAAACAATCAATCCAATCAATCCAATCAATCCAACGGGCTGGACCCGCGCCTGAATTTCATCGCCGGCGGGTTTTTCATGCTGCACAAAAACAAGGCGGAATGGTGGGCGGTCACGTATGATGCCAAACTGCACCGCCACTTGTCCCAAGGGCGCACCGTGAAAGACGACCAGCAAATCATAGTGGATTGTGTGTTTTCAAAAGACACGCAATCCCATTTCCGCATTTGTCGGGAAGAGGGCGGCAAATACGACGTGTGGTTCCTGTTTCAGCGCGCACTGCTTTAATGTTTAATGTTTAATGATTCATTTGACAAATCAATCATTAACCAATCATCAATCAATCAATCATCAATCAATCAATCCACTTCCTCAACGCTGGGGCCTTCATTAGCGGCGCCACCACCACTTTGGCCTTGGCCTTGGCCATACAGTTTTGACACAATGGGCGCAACAATGCCCTCCATCTTTTTCTGCTGGGCCGCGCAGTCGGCGGCGGTCAAATCATTCGCGGCCGACTCCAACCACGCCAGCGAGTCCTTGCACGCCGCCTCTATGGCGCTTCGCTCCTCCTCCGACAGTTTGTCCTTGGCTTCGGTGGCGGAGCTCTTCACGGAATAAATGTAGTTCTCCAGCCCGTTTCGGGCGTCAATGCACTCCTTGTGCCGGCTGTCCTCCTCCTTATACTTCTCCGCCTCCGACACCATGCGCTCAATGTCCTCCTTGGACAGCCGCCCCTTGTCGTTCGTTATCGTGATGTGGTTGGACTTGCCGCCCGCCTTGTCCGTGGCGTTCACGTTCAGCACGCCGTTTGCGTCCATGTGAAACGCCACCTCAATCTGCGGAGTGCCGCGCGGCGCAGGGGGGATGCCGTCCAGTTGAAACCTACCCAAACTGTTGTTGTGCTTGGTGAGCTGGCGCTCCCCCTCAAACACCTGAATGAGCACGCCCGGCTGGTTGTCCTCGTACGTGGAAAATATCTGGCTCTTCTTGCACGGAATGGTGGAATTGCGCTCAATGAGTTTGGTCATGACTCCGCCCGCGGTCTCAATGCCCAGCGACAGCGGCGCCACGTCCAGCAGCAGGATCTCTTGCGTGATCTTAGACTGGTCCCCCGTAAGAATGGCCGCCTGCACCGCCGCGCCGTACGCCACCGCTTCGTCCGGATTAATGGAGCGGTTCAGCTCCTTGCCGTTGAAGTACTCGGACAGCAGCGCGCACACCTTGGGAATGCGGGTGGAACCGCCCACCAGCACAATCTCGTGAATGTTGCCCTTGGATATTTTGGAGTCCCGAATCACGCGATCCACGGGGTCAATTGTGCTGCGGAACAAGTCCATGCACAGCTCCTCAAATTTGGCGCGCGTGATCTTCGTGGCAAAATCCACGCCGTCAAAGAGCGCGTCCACCTCAATCGTGGATTCAGTGGAAGCCGACAGGGTGCGCTTTGCGCGCTCGCACGCCGTCCTGAGCCGGCGCATTGCCCGGTTGTTTCCGGTCGGGTCGGTTTTGTGCTTGCGCTTGAACTCCTGCACGCACCAAGTCACGAGCCGATTGTCAAAATCCTCGCCACCCAGGTGGGTGTCGCCCGCCGTGGCCTTCACTTCAAATATGCCGTCGTCTATCGTGAGCAACGACACGTCAAACGTGCCGCCACCCAAATCAAAAATCAGGACGTTGCGGTTTGAGTCGTCGGTGCCCTTCTCTTTTTTGTCCAGGCCGTACGCAATGGCCGCCGCGGTGGGCTCGTTGATGATGCGCAGCACGTTCAGCCCCGCAATCGCGCCGGCGTCTTTCGTGGCTTGGCGTTGCCCGTCGTTGAAATATGCGGGCACGGTGATCACCGCATCCGTCACCGCGGTTCCCAAATAGCTCTCCGCGGTTTCCTTCATTTTGGTCAAAATCATGGCCGAAATTTCCTCGGGCGAAAACGTTTTTTGCTCGCCTTTGAACTCCACTTGCACGTGCGGCTTGCCACCCTCCTTGGCAGTCACCTTGAACGGCCAGTGCTTCATGTCGGCTTGAATGTGGTCGTCGTCTATTTTGCGGCCGATGAGGCGCTTCGCGTCAAAAATGGTGTTTTCCGGGTTCATGGACACTTGGTTCTTCGCCGCATCGCCGATCAGGCGCTCGGTGTCCGTGAATGCCACGTACGACGGCGTGGTGCGGTTGCCTTGGTCGTTGGCGATGATTTCCACGCGCTCGTTCTGCCAAACACCCACGCACGAATACGTGGTGCCCAAATCAATGCCGATTGCCTTCCTTGTCTTTGTTGTCATGGTACTGGGGGGTGCTGGGGTTGCTGGGGTTGCTGGGGTTGCTATTGCGTTACATCATCGTCCAATCTTTAAATTAGTTCCGGGCAAATATTTATTTTAGTTTAGCCATTATCATGGCAACGCACTCCTCCGTCAATGCGGGCGACGGCGCGTGCAGCCCCGCCGCATCCGGATTGTGCACGTGCTCCATTGCAAACTCGCTTGCCCGTTCGCTCGTCGGAACCCGATACTCCGTTTCGTGCACCTTGAGCCAGTGCGAAAAATACACGTCTTCGGGAACACCCCCTTGCGGGTATGGATGCTGGCGTGCAATGGCCAGCATGGCGCGTACATTGCGCAGCGAGAGGCCGCCGTTCCCCACCGTCAGCCGCACGTGCCGATTGTTCGGCGGCAGCGCTGCCCGTATGCCGAGATTCGGCCACGGCGCACCCACGTAATCGTACTGCAGGAACGCGTTAATCGCGTCACCGCCTTTGAGCAGCAGCGTGTCGCACTGAAAAATGAGCGCGTGTTCGCACTTGAAGCCGTCCAGCAAGCACTGCCATAATAAGGGGGCGCCCAGCATGGCGCTGTATTCGCCCGTGGTCAAATTGCGCGAGGTCATGCGCACGTAATGCACGCATTCGTCCGAAATGGCGTCCCGCAGGCCGTCCTTGACAAACCGCTCGTTGTCGGGCCCGTGGAACACGACGAGACCCCACCCGGTGGGCTGCAGCAAGAACATGAAGTTCTTGATCACGGGAATCAGGTTCGGGTGCTCGCGCGGCTCCACAATGATGCAGAACTTGCGCACAGCGTGCTTGGACTGCATGTGCCGGAATGCGTCCGAGCCCAAGCCCGCGTACCGCTGCAAATATTGCGACCAAGCCGGAGTGTTCATGATGTATGCAGAGTATGCAGATTAGAAAACCTACGGGTTTCCGAACCTTTATCAGAAAACCTACGGTTTTCCGAACCTTTATCAGAAAACCTACGGTTTTCCGAACCTTTCCCTTATCAGAAAACCGTAGGTTTTCCTTGTGAAATACGTTCCCAGTTTTGAAGAGGAGGGTTTACGGGAACCTAAGGTTCCCGTGTAGGTTCCCGTTAGAAGTCCGGCCCGCCCGTGAATGCCGCCACTTCTTTGGCTGCGGATGAGCCAGTGTCGGCGTGCTCTTCAAACTGCGAAATGAGGTAGAACCCGAGCAGCGACGACGCGTACACCAGCAGGGCATCGCGCAACAGCACCTTCAATGGCTTGGGCTGCGCGACGGCTTCCTCCTCTTCGTCGGTTTTACTGAATCGCATTTCAATGAACTTGGCCACCAGAAACACGAAGGCAATGATGCCGCTAACAACGTAAGCGTTGCCGTTCATTTAATTTGAGGGTTGATAAAGGATGTATGCTAAAGGTATATACTATTCAAAACGAAACATTTGGCTCTTTTTACGAATTTGATGTAAATGATGCAAATGATGCAAATGATGCAAATGATGCAACCAAAATAAAAAAAAATAAAAAATTGATTATGTCATGATCCAATCCAATCCAATCCAATCCAATCCAATCATGCCTAAGAAATCCAAACAAAGACCGAAAAACCCAATCCCAAACCCACGTGCTACAAATGATCACAAGATGTGTCCCATTCTGTGGGACCGAAATGAATTCGGCATCACCGTCTTGACAATGGAGAATGCGTGCAGCCATTATCAATGTTACCCCATGGTTTATGTTCCGCTGCGCACATTCATGCAATGCGGGGGCTTGTGGTCGGTTCTCAAATTGTGCACCGTGTTCTGGGAACCACCCCTATACGGAATCCCGCGAGATCATGCGGAAAATGAAAGAATCAAGGGCGCGTATTTGATTGAGTTTGCATCGGATTTGGCGCCAATCTGCAAGAAATGGGCAAGGGAGTGCATTGAACAATGCGGCCAATGCAGCCATGAAGCATCAAGCAAAGTGTTTGTTCAAATCGTGATATTCAACGAGGCCCGCCAGGCTCTAATAATGGATGCAATTTCACGCCACAACTTGAAGGTTTCCATTTGTGAAGCTACCAATGCGTGCACGGATTAAGACAAGATTTCAATGTCGTCCAGGTCGGGTGCGTCAAAATTCATCTTGCGCGGCGGTTCTTCCATGGAATGCACGTCAAACACGTCCAAATGCACGTCTTCCCCAATTTTCAGTCTATCTGAATCGTCGTTGGCGTTGTCTTCTTCTTCTTGCAGTTTGCGCTGCGTGTATCTCTCGTTGCTAATTTGCTCCAGTCGTTCATCGGTCTTGGGCGCATGAATGGCGTGTTCCGTGTTATTGGTGTCAATGGCGCTGTCCATGTCGTTGAACTTGATGGATGCGGTGGACGCGCTGGACAAGGACGCGCCGGACAAGGACGCGCCGGACAAGGACGCGCCGGACAAGGACGGGAATGCGTCCAACCCGGGCTCAATCCCGGCCGCGATGATGGCCGCGTCATTGGACGAGATTGGCTGTGTTGATTGCGTTGATTGCGTTTGTTGCGTTGATTGCGTTTGTTGCTGCGGGTCCGACACCTGCTCTTGTGAAACGATTTCCTCCTTAATTTTGATTTCCGTGTGATCTTCAATGGTCTCGTCCATGTACGTCCGAAGAATCATTTCAAGCGGGATACTCTCCCGAATGCTGTCCAGAATGCACTCCTTAATGATGATCTCGGTTTCCCGCATGTTCTTCTGCGTGGTGAGCGGCGCAATGCCGCGCTCAAATAAATACACGTTGGTGTACAACTTGCGCGCGCAGTGCACGTACACCTTGTGAATGAAGTCGTTCAGCTGCGGCACGTCAATGTCCACCTTCTTCTGCTTGCTGCCCACGCGCATGCAGGTCAAGCTCTTCAGCTGAATGATGTGCACGCACGTTACCAAGTCGGACAAATACCCGCACCCGCTGCGATCCACGATGCGCTGCGTCTCTTGCGCGATGATGGTGGCGTTCCACTTCGGCACGCGCGAGAGAAAATTCTGAAACGTCATCAAGTATTTCCCGGTTTCGTTGTTTTGTTCGCACAATTTCCACGCCTCGTCAAAAATGGAACGAAAGCCTTCCGCCGCCATGGGCGCTAAAATGTTCACCAAGCGCGCGCACCACTCGTTGCGCGATTCGTGCAGGCTGGGAAGGGAATAGTCGTCCATTGGAAATGAGTTTTATTTGGCCTGGATTTACATAAATGATATATTTTCTAAACCGTCATTGGAACGAAATAGCATGAAGTGCAGCATGAACAGCATCAGCAACTTCTCGTTCCTAAATTCATGGCGCACCTTCTGAAAGGCAACGAGCCTCTCGCATTTTTTGTCCAACGGTATTTCGGACTCGGGACGGCCTTCCAACCACCGCAACAAATCCATGCCGCCGTAAGCCCGCTCGTGCAAGTTACTGGCCAGCGAAATCAACTCGCCGTGGGTGTACTCTCTGCCGAACGACACCCTTTTTTCCAACCACTCGGCGCGCTGTTGCCTTAACTTGTCCAACGCAAACGTCTTCCGCAACAAATGCGCGTGCAGGTTCACCGGCACACCGTCAACCACCGGCTCCGGCACGTGGATCTCGCAGAACCGAGACAGAATGGGGCGCAGCAGCTTGCATTTGTCCTCCACCACGATGAAAAACCGGGTGGAGTGGTTGAAGAGCTCAATGCAGCGGCGCAGCGCCGATTGCGCATCCGTGGTCAGCTTGTCCGCGTTCATCAGCACCACGCTCTTGAACGTCTCTCCGTCTTTCAAATCCACGTTTGTCTTGGCAAAGAACTTCAAATCCTCGCGAATGAACCGGATGCCCTTGCCGTGCGCGCAATTCACGTGCATGACGTAATCCTTCAGCGCCCCCTTGTCGTTGCCGTAAATGCTGCGAATGAAGTTCCATGCCAGCGTGTTTTTGCCGCAACCCGACACGCCGTGAAATATGATGTTGGGAATCTTCTTTTGCGCAATGAAGTACTGCAACTTCTGCCGAATGTCGCGGTGAATGTCCAGCGCAACGAAGGCCGACTGGGGGGGCTTGACGACACACACTCGGGGGTTTACCTTTGCGGAATCATTCATCCGAGAGAAAATGGGAGGTAAATTAAGTAGGATAAATACACACGGATCATGTCTTTAATATTTAATACAGATTAGGTATAAATCGCGACAATAATTGTTTTAAAAATTGATTTAAACCCGACGGCACAGTAACGTACATACACCATTCCCGGAATATACAACCCCGATCACGCATGTCTTCGTGGGCAAGTATCGTCAAACGCGGCAATCCAGGCAATCCAGGCAATCCAGGCAATCCAGGCAATCCAGGCAATCCAGGCAATCCAGGCAACATTGAAAATATCCGTTCAAATCATTCCGATCAACAATCGCAACAATCGCACCAATCGCAACAATCGCAAGAGCAGCAGCCATTTGATTTTGGTTTCATTGACCATTCGGGTGATATACAGCAGCGGGCTCTGGCCACACTTGCGCGAGAGGAACAGGCACAATGCAGGCCAACCAATATTTACATGATACGTCCAGACGCGCCAAGCGCGTGGCCCATCTTCAAAACAACGGAAGAGCAATATCACTGGATGCGCAATCAAGAAAAAAAAAACAGCGAATATTCGGACGAGGTGTTTGAGCGCCGCATGCTGGAATGGCGCACCAAGAACAATTGGCTGCTGCCGCCGATGAAAATCGCGGTGACTCAAGAAGAACAGCGCCGCGGGTTTTACGTCAGTTCAGAAGTGGACAAACCCGGCAACCCGATGGTCAAATACGCGACACCGTATAGCACCGCCCATGATTTGCAGAATGCGGAACTGGTGAACATGATGTGGTGTCTCATTCATTCCCGCGCCGACAACTTGGTTGCGTGCAAGACGGTGGGCGAATTCAATGCGCTGTTTGATCAGACCGTCCGGCTTGAATATCCGGCGTATGAGCGTCGGATGAACCGCATAGTCAACCCGCGCAAACTCTTGTGGCTGTTTTCGCAAAAAGCCAACGTGTTCCCAGGCAAGGCACGGTTCGGAACCGCTCGCTGGACGGTTGACCCAAATTACCAGTATCCGGCGCCCGTGTTTGACCCGAAGGTGTACACTAAAAGCATGGTGTTCTTCAACCCGAGCGATGATTATCGCTGCTGCGCTAACGCAGCTAAACCCGTGTACCTTGTTGGCGCAGCGGGCGGACGCGACGAGACGGGCATCTGCGTGGTTGAACGGTTGACACAGTTCGGAGACGAAGCCAAGATTCGCTGGTTGCTTTCAGCCGCACAGCTGCGCAAAATGGAGCGCGTCGTGTTTTCGCCCGATTGCTGCCCGTTTCGCACCTCACAGGCCTATGACAGCGATGATTATTATACTGATGATTGGTTATGACGATGATTGGTTATGACGATGATTGGTTATGATGGATGAATGATTACGTAAATTTATTAAAAAAATTGAATGCATGAAACCTGTATTATTTTTCATGCAATCAAGAACCGCCAAATCAAACCATGCAACCAGAACCAGAACCAGAACCATGCGAACATGCAAATGCAATCATTGAAAATCTAATCAATGCAATCATTGAAAATCCAATCAATCCAATCATTGAAAATCCAATCAATGCAACCAATGCAATCAATGCAACCAATGCAATCGCATCGGAACAGCTGCTTTCCGTTAACAGTTGGAAACACGCCAATGCATTCATCAACAATGCCCGAAGGGAAACCCAGACGCAGTATTATGACAAAATGAATGCTGCGCCGGAAGTGCTTGAACTGGTGAGCCTGGACTCCAAGCCGTTTGGCTCCGTCAGCGAACTAATCATGACCGAACTGTTCCAAATGGCGCCAAGAACGTCCAGCCAGCATGACGGCATATTTGAGGGTCACAAATGCGAAATCAAGTGCGCCCGGTACTGGGCAGGGAAAGACGACTGCCGATGGCAGCACATGGAGCCCGACCACGACTACGATTTTGCAATGCTGGCTCTCCTAGATTTCCACGAGTGGAAGGTGTGGTGCGTGACAAAGGCGCATCTCATGGGCGAACTGCGCGAAAAAAAAGTCGTCACATTTCAAGGCAAGCAAGGCTGGTGGACGCTGAAATCGGCCATCATGCCGTATCTCACGCCGATTCGCGGACTGGAGTGCCTCCGCAAATTTGTCAGCATCATTCCAAAATAAATAAATATGATATTAAAAACAATCAATATGTATAATATGTGTAAGCGATGATCATCGTGGAATTATTTCTTTTTTACACTGCATTGATAATCCTGTATCATCTCCGCACAAACACGTAGGTGCACTCCTCCGTTTTTTTCGGAACAAGCTCCGCTGCCGCTGTAGGCTGCGCCTTTTGCCCCGGACGCCGGCTGTTGGCCATCGTGAACACCGCGTCGTCCAAAAGGCGCCACCCGTGCTCGTCGTGGATCCGGATTACGTCGTCCAGCAGGTCGTACTTCTTGTCGGTCTTGAAGTTCTTCACGCTCCAGCAGCTGTATTTCACGCCGAGCCGAATCACGCCCTGAATGACCGGCCTCAGAAACGTGTCCAACCACGCTTGGTAACCAGATTTGGGTTCATCGGGGGTTGCTGCAACGCTCTGCGTCGGTTCGTCCGAGTAGAGTTCCAGGTTGTAGTACGGCGGACTGGTGAGCGCAATGTCGTAGGTGCCGAGCTGTTCTTGTTGAAGCGCCACTTCGGCGGGCTTGTGAATCAGGGTGACGTTGGTGAGCCCGAGCTCGTCGCGAATGGCGCGCAGCGCTTCATACGTCTTTGCGCAGGGGTCAATGCCCGTGTAATGCACATTGAGTCCGGGGAGCGTCGTGTAACCCACGCTCATCGCACCGATCATTCGGCCGCCCCATCCCGCGCACACGTCCAATACACGCACCTCCGTTAGTTTATCTTTGTTAACCAAATAGGACACCACCTTTTTCGCCATCAGAGGGCGGTACATCGTCACTTTACCCAGTCCGTTGGCGAATGATAGCGAGCGAACGATTTCGGACACGTACGGCGTGGAGTGCTGCGCGCGGTTGAATCGCAACGCCTTTTCCAGGCACGGCTGCGTCCAAAGCGACTCCACCGAGTGCCCCTTGTAATTTCGCACGGCGTGGAAGTGCCGCATGTGCTTTCGCAGCACCTTCATGCCCGCCACCTCCGTGGCCGAAATGTTAAACACGCTCACAGTTGTGTCCTTTTTTTGGAGCAAGGTCCAGTCCTTCTGTATGTCGTCATCGGTATAAGATTCACGCAGCACACCGTGCGCCGCCAGCTCGGCGGCTAGCTGCGGCAGCATCGCCTCAAACTCCGCGTCCGTTAAACGGCTGAGCGCGTGCTTCTTATTCAAAATGTCGTTCATCCGGGGGGTCGTATCATTACAGTCTATTTACGCGCCCGGTTTAATTCAATTTTAAGAACAATTCTGAAAAATAATATTATCATATTACATAACCCACCCTTAAATGTCAAGTGCACACTCACACTCCTCAGCAGAAAAAATTACAGAAAAGCAAAACGAAATTATAACGTATGCGTTGAGAAAACATTTAATCAATGAGGATGTGTATACTGATCAATATCAATATCAATATAGTGGGAAAATATTCCGCGGTGTAATGGGACCTTTTAATTTTGAGTTTCCTAATTTTGACGTAGAAATAAAATATCCTGATTGTGTTGTTACATCCGACGGTGGTTTATGCGCGGAAGTAACCATAATCGCAGTCATTCTAAGATGTGTATTTGTTGTGTTCAAAAAAACATATGTTGATACCATACCATTGTTGTATCATTGTCGTGACCTTCCATCAAAGCACACTATATATACCCTAGACTCGTCAAACATAATAACTATGGCTGAGTATACCAACCCCCGAGCGTCCCCTGACGCTCGGGGAAATAATTACAGGAATCATATACCCGAACCAAAAATATTTAATTATGGCGACGGCACTATTTTAGCGTTAAATGAAGAAACAAAATTAGCAATGTTACAATTGGCAAAAGACCATATTAAATCGGTTGCTGATGCTGCTCATGCTGCTGCTCCGAAGGAAAAAAAAGGAGGATCGTCTCGTAAACGAATTTACAAAAAATCCAAAAAATCCAAAAAATCCAAAAAATCCAAAAAGCATTGAATTGAATGCCCTCAAATAATGGTGATCGTGGTTTGCGTGTCCTGCTTGACCATGTCGGTAATGAGCTGATGGAACGAGGTGCGCGGGCGCCATCCAAGCACTTGCGCCGCCTTGGACGCATCCCCCCACAGCACGTCCACTTCCGTGGGCCGGTAGTACTTCGGGTCAATGAAAATAAGGTCTTTGCCGGTAGCCTCGTCGTACCCCACCTCGTCCGATCCCGCGCCGCGCCACTTCAACGTTATGCCCGCCATGCCGAACGCCAGCTCAATCATTTCGCGCACGCTGTGCGTTTCGCCCGTGGCCAGCACGTAGTCGTCCGGCGCGTCCTGCTGCAGCATGAGCCACATGCCCTCCACGTAATCCTCCGCGCTGCCCAAGTCGCGCTGCGAATCAATGTTGCCCATGATCAACCGGTCCGTCTCGCCGCGCAGAATCTTGCCGAGCCCCAGCGTGATTTTGCGCTCCACGAAATTGTGGCCGCGGCGCACGCCGCCGTGGTTGAACAGGATGCCGTTGGACGCGTGCATGCCGTACGCCTCGCGGTAGTTTTTGACGATCCAGTACGCGTACAACTTCCCCACCGCGTACGGCGAGCGCGGATAAAACGGCGTGGTCTCGCGCTGCGGCATCTCCTGCACCTTGCCGTACAGCTCGCTGGTGGACGCTTGATACAATCGGGCAACGGAGTCCAGCCGGTTGTTGCGCACCGCTTCCAGCAGCTTCAGCGTGCCGAACGCGTCCGTGTCGGCCGTGTATTCCGGCATCTCAAACGAAATTTTGACGTGCGACTGCGCGGCCAAGTTGTAAATCTCCAGGCGCTCCATGCACGGGTGCGCCGCCTTGATGTCGCTGAGAATCTTGTACAGGCACGCGCCGTCCGTCATGTCGCCGTAGTGCAACTTCAGCACGGGGTTGTGAAACAGGTGCTCAATGCGCGCCGTGTTTATCGTGGACGAGCGCCGGATCAAGCCGTGCACAAAATACCGCTTGGCCAACAGGAGCTCGGTCAAATACGACCCATCCTGTCCGGTGATCCCGGTGATGAATGCAACGCGCTGCTGCTGCTGGGTTGTGTGCGGGATTGTCGTTGTCATGAATTGTTACGGCCCGTATGCAATAATACAATACAAACATTAATTGTTTATATGGTTTAACCCCAAATCACATACGAATGAAATAATGAAATAATGAAATACTAAAATAATGAAATAATGAAAAAATTGAACCGACAAACGGACAAACTGACTCTCAATAATCAAGACAAACAAGTCAATCAAGACAAACAAGTCAATCAAGACAAACAAGACAAAGTCAATCAAGACAAACAAGACAAACAAGTCAAATGTTCATAGGAGAGATCATTGTGTTATTCATTGCCATGTCGTTGGCGTTGACGCTGATATTTATCATGCTATGTTGCAGACCAAACCCGAAACAAAGATACCCCATCATGTCCTCATCATCATGTAATTGCCGCAGTTGCCGCAAGTGCCGCAAATGATTGAACCAGAACTATAATGCAACTGTCATGTGCATTTTTTTTTCATATTTATTTTCATATTTTAGTTTTCAACTTTATTTTGACAATTAAAAAAAAAATTGAAAGCTATTTCCAAGTCCTTGAACGAAAACCAGTTTACAACAACAACAACAACAACAACAACAACAACGCAACTACAAATGGCCACCATCAACAACAACGACAACAACAACAGCAACGACTCTGAATTCTCTCTTCCCGTCCTCGTTGAAGACCAAGACCAGATCCCGAGCCAAGTCCCGAGCCAAGACCAAGACCAGGTCCCGAGCCAAGACCAGGTCCCGAGCCAAGACCAGGTCCCGAGCCAAGACCAGGTCCCGAGCCAAGAACAAGACCAAGAACAAGACCCTGCTGTGCCTGTCCTCGCAGTCAAGGACATGCACGTCACCATTGTGCAAGACGACAGCGGTTCAATGCAAGACCAGCGCCGTCCGGTTCTAACCGGCATCAATGAAATCATCGACGAAATCAAGAGCCGTTACCGGGAGCCATGTCCTTACACAGCAACCTTCCGCTTCATCCGCTTCTCATCCCACGATTGCATCCACATTGGACCCGCAGTTCCGGTGCAAGATGTCAACCTCATGACGCCTGCGGATTTGGAGTGCAAAGGCATGACTGCGTTGTGGGATGCCGGTGCCGCCGCAATCAACCTCATGAACACTGAACACGCAGGGGTTTCTGCAACCACCTACATCTTCACCGACGGCGACAACAATGATTCCAAGGAATGCACCCAAACCAGCGTCAATCAAATGATTGCGGACAACAAGAAAAACAACCCGATGCATTCGGTCTTGTTCATTGGATCAGACGCATCGGCAAGGCGAAATGCCAGTGCCATCGGGCTTGACCGGGTGCACTCCATTCAGCACGACGCAGACAACACACCGAACGTGTACCACGCATGCCGACGCGCGCTGGGACGTTGCATCAGCGGGGACACGCAGAGCACCGAATTCAACGATGACGACATCATCTTGTCCGAAACGCCCTCCGAAGCGCAACACCCACAACACCCACAACAACAACGCCAACAACAACAACGCCAACAACAACAACGCCAACAACAACCACAACCATTTGCCGACTCACAAGCATTTGACCCAGTCACCGACCAGGAGCCCTCAGACGTCCCATTTTACGACAATCATGCGTCGTCAGTGAGATGTCGGAGTTCCGGTTCCAGATAACCACCCCCCCCCCCCC